ATTACCTGCTTCTAAGCCCCATAAAGTCCTGTATGAGGCTCCTATGCCCTCTGTGAAGGCACTGATGCCCGCCCTATGGGTATGACCGCAGACTACAGATTTGCCAAACTTCTTAGCCAAGCCTAGAGCTGTAAGTCCAGCGTTAGAGTTCATAGATCCTTCGTCACCATGTACTAAGACCCAGTTCTTATGGAACTCAAAGGGCTTCTTATGAAAACGGATCCCCAAGTCATTGAAACCCATAAAGCGGGAGTATTCGAGTTCTGGAAGTCCGATGAGACTAGGAGCTCCTCTAACGAGAGTGTGGTATAGACGATCTGTGTGGTTGGAGCGAGTGATGTCGGTGGTTCCCAAGTCCCAGAGAATGTTTTGAGCCAGACTTCTATCGGCATCTAATTGTCCTTCATACTCAAGATGAGTGCCTTTAGCCCATTTGGACTGTGACTGCATGTCGAGCTCATCGCCGGTATTTAAGACGAGATCGAACTTCTCACGCTTTACTAACTTGATTAGATTTCTAACAGCTGGTTCATGGTGATAAGGGATCTGTAAATCCGAGATCACTAGATAACGCTTCTTAGTAGTCATCATCCTCATCTTCGTAGTTACCGAACTTTTCTGGTTCGATAGGATCTGGCAAGATCCAGTGAGGATAAGACTGAGTGTCAGTAATCATAAATAAAGCTATGCCCTCAGCAAAACCTGCTTTGCGCAATGATTTCCAATACTCATGCAACCCGATGCAATAAGCATCCAGTTTAGAGTAGCCCTGCTCCTCTAGTGCCTTTGTCGGTTTTCTTGCCATGACAGAATTATCGCTCTAGTAAGATGTTATAGATCTCATCGACACGCTGATTGAGTCGCTTGATCTCAGATAGCAAATGTGTAATGACATAGCCAGCCAAGCCACCGATGATGCCAATGGTTGCTATGTAAAGACTAAAGAAGTCCTGCTGTGTCATTTTTTATCTACCGCGTCAATCCCTGCTTCAACTGCATCGACAACAATGTCTGCAACTGACTTCTTGGCACGATAGGATTTGATCGCTTGGCGCAAAGCAGGGATAGCCACTACTCCCAATGCTCCAGCGATGATCATTTGTAGATTACTCATGTGAGGCTCCTAGCATAGGTACTTGAAAAAAAGTCGAGTCATTGTCAGCTTCTTTCGTAAAGCTGAAGTGCGCGTGATGGTCGTGGGGTGAGATTCCATCGTATTCTCGCCATGCCCAATTCTTTTTACTGGAACAGATTCGCTTGTTGAAAATAATGTAGGAAATGCGCTTTTCAGCACCAGACTTACATAGGAGTCGAATCTGATCAACAAGATCGGGCATGAGGTCGGGTTTAGGTTTCCCTGTGAGATCACGATCGCAGTCCCAAGCACGAACCCAGCCTTGCTCATCTGGATTATGATCAGACTTGCGCGCAGCGTGTCGTGTATCACCGACTGTTCCATCCGAACGGCGATCACGATCTGGGTAGGAATCATCTACCTGTGTTCGCAGCTGGACTAAGGCTTTACTTAGTCTTGGCTTCATTCGTCACACTTGGTGTGGATTGTTCCGCTTGCATAGCATCATAAGTTGATTTCAGCATTGAGGTAAATTCCCCATTGCCTCGGTCAATTATGGCGTGGATTTGCACGCCTTCAAATGTTTCAACTTCAATAAAGGTTACTTTATCCATTTTACAACTCCGCACTAACGCCAATGTAGGCACTCGTAGAATTATTAGCACTTAAATAATAAGCGCGATTTTGCGTTAAACCTGATGAAACAGTCCCAGCCATTTCCTGAACATTGGGAGAAGCTGCGCCCAATGTAACAACTGCGCTAATTGGTGCTGAGTATCCATCAGCTACACCCACTGTTGAATACTCTATTGAAGTAGGCGAAACGCGCATTGTTACAGGTAAGCGAAGCAAGCACTTTGCTACTGTTGTTGAAGTAGCTTGACCATTAGCAAAAGCTTCGTAAGTTGAAGCCCCACCTGCTCGATAATAATACCTCTGGCAAGCGGCTAATTCTGTTGCATAAGTAGGAGTAGCAGGAGTATAAGGGCTTGCCTGTGATCCAACTTCAAGCATCACTCCAGTTACTTCGTAGTAATCGGCAGCACCAGCTGTGCCAGTCGGAGTATTTGAGAAGTTGATTGCTAACTGTGTTGCTGAAGAACTAACTGTCCCTGTAGCAGTAAATCTTTGCCATGTTGTTGTTAAAGTTGCATTGGCAAAAACAACATTTGAAGAACCTGACCATGAACTTAGGTAACTTTGATCTGTACCTGTACCACTTACTACAGCATAAGTTAAGACATCAGATGTAGGTGAATAATTAGCACCCTTGCGAGCATAGAATGAAAAAGTAACAGTTTTACCAACAAAAGGAATCGAGTTAATAGTCTCAATACTTTGACTGAAGTTTGTTCCAGTTGTGTTTGTTTGACCAGCGTTTCGCTGAAATCTTGCACAGTATTGAATAAAAGGAAGATTTGTTGTGTCACCTGTCGCTTGGCGTGAAATTGTTAAATTGCCAGCGTAATAAGAGTTCCAGCGATCTAGCGAATAAGCAAGAGCGGCATTGACAGCAACGCTTGTTCCTCTTTGTGCCACTTGAAAGCCTGAATTTAAGACTGCATTACGAGTGAACGGACGGAATAGGAATGTGTCCACGCTCTGACCGACAGTTGAAATGGCGGTAGCACCATTCTTAACTAGGTCGCTGGATGTAGGTACTGTCCACCCATAGTTAGTAGTAGTTGATGCCATTAGTTTAGAACTCCTGTCGCGTTACTCCAGATAAGTGTAGCATTTACACCGCTCCAGATGATTGAAGATGGAACTACTGTTTCCCATTGTGGCTGGACAATAGAGAAATCTGTAGCTGAAACAAATAGGGTTACATCCACATAAGTAGGCGTAGCCTTAAAGGTAATGTCCTCAACGAAGCCGTCATAAGCTCCGCCAAAGAAGTTGCTTGGTAGATTGTTGATGTACACAGGCTGACCAAAGAACACCGAGATCAAAGAGTCACGCATTGTGCTTGGCATGTCTGGGTTATCTAGACGGAATGAAATGGCTTCTAATTGAGCCCGAGGAGACTTACGCAGCGAAAGATCGCGTGTGGCGATAGAGGTAATGTCTGTAAGAGTTTTTATGTTGGAATCTGTGGACTTTTCATAAGTGCCATAAGTGGCAATAGAGTCTGCATCGCTGGTTGTATAAGTTGAGCCATAGGATGCCCCATAGCGATAAATCAAAGAGTTACGCATACGAGCAGTTGCAGTTGTTGCTTTAATAGTCGAAGGCACAGCATAAGAGCCGTCTAAGTTAGTAAAGCCATTGGCTGAAAGATAGGTAGTGCGATGATCGGCATCATCGTAATTGACATCGCCATAGCGATCTTCGTAGATTTGACCAAGTGCGCTAGAAGCGATCTGATCGACTAGGGAACTCGACTTAGCCGATGCACTAGCTGCGAGATTGACCATCGTGTAGAAGCCAGAGTCAATAGTCCCGATGTAGGACTCAGCAGTTGCCCAAGTCACAGTGGCAGGATAAGTATCCCAAGTATCTGTAGGTGTTACTTCTGCCCATGTCAGATTAAGCGCTGCACCGAGGATAGCGGCTATTTGAGCCCCATCTAAATCTTCTGCCAAAGCTGTGTTATAAACCGCCTTAGTGACCTTTGAGAGGCTTCCTATGCCCAAGATTTTGCCATAGGTAACAAAGCCAGTTTCTTCTGGACTTTTTACTCCGATTGAGAAGTCTGATACTTCTCCGCCAAAAACTGTTACATAAGTTCCAGATGAGTTCTTAAGCTCTAGAGTGATTGGCTCAGTAATGTTGATGGTGAAATCTGCCCCAGTTGTGTTGATGATTTCAGCCTGACAATAGCCAGCAGTAGCCTGTCTGTCGATGTCGATTCGACCTGTTGAGAAACTGACATTGGTTACAGTTGTATAAACATCATCACCGACTGTAATACGCCACTCTGGAAGCCATGCCATTAGTACGCGCCACCTCGTAAAGTGCCACGATCGACTGCATCTTGGATGACTTGATTGACTGCTTCTGCGATGGCATTGGGATCGCCGATGCCTGCTTGAATAGTGATGTTGTACTGAGCTGCTGCTTGAGCTGCGTAACGCGCTCCGCTGGCTGCTCCTGATACGCCAGCTCCGCCTGTAAGACCGGCAAGGAATGATGAACGAGCAACATCTTCAATGTTAAAAGTTCCATTTGGTCCAAAGGGGGTATTTGTTAGTGATGGAGTGACCATGTTTTGCAAACCATAATTAGGATACCCAGTATTGTTTGGATAAACAGTCGTGCTTGGAGTTTGATTGTTAGTAGTACTACCCGCACCACCACCAGAACCTGTGCTTGTGCCACCACCACCGCCGCCACCGCCACCACCACTAGTTCCACCCTTATTAGCGGAGTTAATAAGACCCAATAAGCGCAAAGCCTCATTAAGGTTATCTAGGTTAATTAGATCTTTTGGTTTCAATGTATCAAGGATAGATTTGATGTCTAGAAGTTTAATGCTTTGATTCTGCAATGATCCGAGAATTGCCATGTCTGCATTTAACTTCTTAGTAGCAGCTTCAATAGCCTTTTGATCACCTGAAGCAATGGCATCTTCTAGTGCAAGGATGTCCTGCTTGACTTTGAGGCGAGCAGTATCGTTAGCAATCTGTAGAATCTGTGCTCCAGTAGTTGCTTTGCCTAGTTGCTCAGCTTGAGAAGTTAGAGCAGCAGCAATCTGGATCTTATCCATGTTAAAAATGTCCTCACCCTTACCAAGAGCGAGATTAGCCTTGTCAATAGCAGTCTGTAATTGCTTAGCCTTAAGTGTTGCTAATTCTGATGCAGTTAATTTCTTAGCATTATTTACAATCTTTGATGTCACCTTAAATTGTGACTGTAAATCTAGTAAATGCTGATTATCTGTAGATTTCTGGATTTCTGCTTGCTTACCAGCCTTGCGTAATAATTCTAAATAAGATCCGACAATAGGGATCATGCCTACATTGAGGTTACCGAATACCTGACCGATAATTGGAGTGTTCTTTAGTTTGTCACCAAGTACACCAATTCCACGAATAACATCTGCAAGATAGGTTGCTGTGTCTTCCATGTCTTTAGCAAGATCGCTAACAGATGTGTCCTTGCCAAGATTTGTTAATGCGTCAATTAAGCCAGTTCCAATAATTTCTTTAACATTGGCAGAAGCAACGCCAAGCTTGTCGATAGAGCCCTGAAAGGTATTAGCTGCTGCTGTTGCTGATCCAGCAAAAGTTGTACTTAATTGAGCAACAATGTCATCGAACTTGCCCGCTTTAAGATCTGCCTTTGAGATTCCAACACCAAGCTTAGATAGGGCAGTATTGTTGCCAAGATAAGCCTTGCTAAGCGCGGCAGTTACAGTGCCAAGATCTTTGCCAGTTGAGGCAGAAATGTCTAAAGATAGATTCAGAAGTTTCTGTGCTTCTGATGTGTCGCGAGTTGCTACGGCTAAAGTCTGATAAGCAGGGCGCAACTTGTCATCAACAATGCCAAATTCGCTCTGAAGTCGCTGTATGTAAGCTTCAGAACTGGAAGCATCTCTTCCAAGCCCAACATTGTTGAGGGCTAAGGCAAGTTGTTGTTGTGCTTTCTGATCGGCTGCTGCCGCTTTGATGGAAGCCTTTCCAAAAGCCAAAATCTGCTGAGATCCATAAGCAACACCCAAAGTCTTAGCAAGTTTCTTAACATTCTTAATAAGATTATCAGTCGAGTTTTCGGCTTGCTTGAATGCTTTATTTCCAGTGAACTCCGCTGCAATGTCAATGACTATGTTGGACATGAATTAGACCTTTGCTCTAGCGTTAAGTTTATCCCCAGCAGTTTTAATTGCTTTGAGTACAGATTCTCTTGCTTTGCCTTGATTTTCCTCATAGGCGCGATACAAAGCGCGACCTTCCATCTTCGCATCACCCTTCATGCGAGAGTTAAACTTTGCATCTTGATTCTGGACAAAGCGGCTATTGGGTGTCTTGCGACCCATAGTTTCGTAAATTGCTCCAGCGGCAGTTTTATTAAACACGCGGGCAAGTGATCTAAAGCCTCTGCGGTTTGGCTTAGATGGTGTGGTCTTATAGCCAATGCCAGACTTAGCCAATCGAGCTGTATAAGTTGGAAATCTGCTCATAGAGTTTGGACGAGCAAGCCATCCGCTCAAGACCTCTGAGTCATCTGGAAGATAACCTCTAGCGTCCTTAACAATCGGTTTTAACGCCCCAGCAATTTCTTTTGGTAATTCTTTACCTAGATCAGGAGCAAACTTACGTAAAGCCTTACGGAGTTCAACGCCGCCTTTTACTGTTGCTGGCATCCTTGATCTCCTTTGCTTCATCTTTAAGACCTTGAACTAGAGCATCTAGCATGTCTTTATCTAATTCTAATAACTGCTGTGGCGCGATCCCTAACCTAATACTTAGCCTAGCAATTAGGTAGGTGAACGGAAGATCGCGCTTTAAGCTAAAGGGTCTGAGTCAAGTACCTCAACACTCTTAAGTGTTTCGATAAAGTCAATCCCGAAAGGCTTAACAGATTCACCTGATCTGCGTGTTACTTCCCATGCTAACCAATAGACATCGCTCTGCTTTTCTTCATCGCG